GTACTAATTGCAAATGGGCTTTTCAGGCTTTGCAAGAGGCTAACGAGCATGGTAGACGATGCGGCAAAGATGAACCAGTGCCTACTTACCGACACTATGAACGAGAAATCAAATGACAGATATTGAACTGATTTACCAAGCTAATAGCGCAGACATAGAAGCCCTTGAAGATGCTAGATTTACATTATCTGCAATACAAAAAACTGATTCAGCCTATGATGAAATGATTAACGAATCAATAAGGTTAATAGATAAAGCATTAAGTATTAACTTTATCCCTGTGGTTGAAAGATTATTTAATGTGAGTGAACCATGAATGAACCAACAAAAGCTATCCAATACCTCATAGATACTGCACCACTTTATGCCAAAGCAAAGGCGGACAGAATGTATCTTGAGGAATTCCGTAAGAGCAGAAAAGCCCAGTTAATGAGCCAAGCAGGAACGGAAGTTCTAGGCAAGCAAGAAACATACGCATACGCCCATGCAGACTACATTGGAATTCTAGAGGGAATTAGAGAAGCCGTCATGCTTGAGGAGCGATACCGCTGGTTAATGCGTGCTGCAGAAGCAAGGGTTGAGTGCTGGAGAACCGAGCAATATAGTGCTCGTATGGAAATTAGAGCGACTCAGTAATGCAAAGCAAAAACAAAGCAAAGCCCACCAATGGGGAAAAACAGCATATTGAGCGAATCAAGGCAATGTCTTGCATTATTTGCGACTCACCTCCACCAAGCGAATGCCATGAAATAAATCAAGGTCAATGGTTTACATCAATGCCCCTTTGTGCTGATTGCCATCGTGGAAGCATTAACGGCATCCATGGGCAGAAAAGGCTTTGGTCTGTCTATAAAATGGATGAATTGTCCGCCCTGAATGAAACGATACGGAAATTGTGCGAGACAATGCCACTAGAAACCGATAAAAACCCGTTTTAAGCCATTTTTTAGCATCGATGCATAGTTGGTAGCACAGACGAAAAAAAAGCCTATAAAGGCTTAAATTTTAGGCAATAAAAAACCCTCACAATGGAGGGTTAGTTGGTTAGCGTTTTGTTAGTATTCGAAGTACTAGGGCAATGCAAGCATAAATCATTGAATCCCCTTAAATTTGCTTTAACTTAATAACCCGTGCCATTTTTTGGCCATGTGCTGGATAGGCAATCAATGGGACATCTTTAGACCAACATGCACGGCAGCCATTACAGTTTCCCCCGTGTTTGTAAGCTTCGCATAATTGAACCCCTTCACGGGCTTGAAAAGTGGCAGCATCAGGGCCAATGACAGACCCATGCAAACCATCAATGTATTCCCCTTGAATGGAATCACTTGAAAAACGAACCTTCACATTGGGCAAAGCTTCCATTTGTGCGAAAACATGAGAAAATTTGGGGAATTTATGCATCCTAGTTGGCAGCCAATGATTAACCCATGGTGTCCGAATCATTACTTCTAGGATTTTTTCCGCTAATCCAAGGGTATAAACATCCCCAGAATCAAACCAGCGAAAATAACGATCTTGATCAAGCTCTGAAACCATGTCAGAAACCCAGTCTAAGCGCTGCCAATCTTCACGATTAGACAATCTGGGCGCTTTAACATTGGGATAATTGTAATTTCCTGTGGTGGCATAGCATCCTTTACAGGCATCTACAAGCTCACCAGGCGCTGCCCACGAACCTGGGCATGTATCAAGGGCTTGCAAGCTCCACGAACGGGCATTTAGTTTTGAAGTATTTGAGATTTTTATCATTATTGACACCTATTGAATTGAAAAAATATTACTTTATCAGTATATCGAAGTAAGCTAAAAGCCCGATACAGAGGCAGAGACCAAAACCGATGGCTGTCAGATAGTCTAATAAATCGTTTTTCATGCTGTCACCTCATTTAATGCTTTAACCATTAATTCGTATTCATCTTGGGAAATATGGCCTTGATAGAGTTTTTTATCAAGCATATTCATTCTGCGCTCGATGAAGGCTTCATGCTTTGCTTCGTCAAATTTTGGCTCGATATCGTTAAATCTTGCGACACGATCAAAAAGGCTCGCAAACGCTTTTAATAGTGTTTCTCTGTTGACACTATCAGCGACCATAAAAGCCTCGCCTATATGTCCCGCAAATGAGCCATGTACGCCAGATTTCATTGATCTAGCAATTGTGTAAATTTGTGAATCAGAATATTTCATGTTGACACCTATTGAAGTTGATAAAAGAGAGAGCATTTTTTGACCCTCTCACATATATAGCGTGAAAGAATCGTGCCAGTTCTTGTAAGTTGTTGATTCTATTGACCCCTCCAAAACCCTATAAGTATTTACCCTTAGAATTAAAGTGTGCAATAATTAAATAAATCAATTTTTTGTGGAAGGTTCAGGCAATGGGCAGACCATCAAAACCAGATACCCGATATTTCCAAAGAACATTGTCAGACCCTCAAAGAATAGCCTTACTTGCTGCTGGTAAGGGTAACTTATGCCGTGGCTTTGAGAACATGATAGACCTATACAGTTATGCCCACAATCAAGGGTATAGACCAGGCATGTCATTGAGTATTTTAAATATAGAGATCGCGGATAAAGAGACAGCCCTTAATGAGTGATCTAGTAGGGAATGTAAGAGAGGATAGATAAGGGAACGGATAGGGAAAGACAATTCTAAATAGTAAGACAAGTACCCTGAAATAGGTGCATCACTCTCTTATCTAAACGCAAATGAGAATCATTCGCATCTAGACCGATTGGTTGGTGGAATTGGTGGGTTGGTTGGAATTGATGGGGGGGAGGGGGTGAGTGGTTGTGGTGGAAATTTGTGGTACCTCCCCTATACAAAAAAAGCAAAAAGGAAACAAATGGAAACTCAATTAAAGCGTGGACGAGGAAGACCAAAAGGCTCTGTCAAGATGACGATACAGAGGTTTGCTGATAACCCGCCTGCTGTATTGCCTAAGACAGACCACCAGAGGCTCAAGGAGCTTAAAGAGTTGATGATTCGTTCTGGAGGTAAGGATGTTGCTCAGAAGGTGATAGAGATAGCATTGAATGACGAGCATCCGCATCAATTGGTGGCTTTGAAGATGTGCCTAGACCGAACCTTGCCTATTAGCATGTTTGAGAAGGATAAGAGCCAGAGAAGTGCTGTGACGATTTCAATAACGGGTATTGGTGGGGAACCAATGATAGTAGGCACTAATACTGATGAACCAGAAGATGTAGAGGATAAGTATGGCAGACCTTAATTTCCAACTATTGCCGTGGCAACAAGAAGTTTTTAGCGACAAAACGAGGTTCAAGGTTGTAGCCGCTGGGCGTAGGTGCGGGAAATCAAGGATGGCTGCTGTGACCTTGTTAATCGAGGGATTGCGTTGTCCACAGGGGTCGGCAGTATTGTATGTTTCCCCAACAATGGGACAGTCAAGGCAAATCGTCTGGGACTTATTGCTAGACCTTGGCAGAGACATTATTACGAATAGCCATGTCAATAACTTGGACATTACCCTGATAAACGGAGCAAGAATCTATGTCCGTGGTGCTGACAGGCCCGATACGCTTCGTGGTGTGTCTTTGACCTATGCTGTACTGGATGAGGTTGCGGATATTAAGCCTGAGGCTTGGGAACAAGTTATTCGGGCTTCTTTGTCTGACAAGAAGGGTAGAGCCTTGTTTATTGGTACTCCAAAGGGTAGAAACTGGTTCTATGATACCTTCAAACTTGGCGAGAATGGCGAGGATTCAGACTGGAAGAGTTGGCACTTCACAACTCAAGATAACCCTTTGATCGACCCTACAGAGATTGAATCTGCTAAAAAGACCCTGAGTACCTTTGCTTTTAAGCAAGAATACATGGCGAGCTTCTCCAATGCGGGTTCAGACATCTTTAAAGAGGAATGGCTCAAGTATGGGGTAGAACCTGAACATGGTAGCTATTTCATCTCGATTGACCTGGCAGGATTTGAAGAAGTTGCCAAACAAGCAGGAAATGCCAAGAAAAGGCTGGACGAGTCTGCTATCTGCGTGGTCAAGGTGACTGATGATGGAAAGTGGTTTGTAAAAGAGATCATCCACGGAAGATGGGATATTCGGGAGACTGCTGCCAAGATTCTGATGGCTATGAGGGATTACCGCCCAACTTCTGTTGGAATTGAGAGGGGGGCGCTTAAAAATGCAGTTTTGCCCTATTTGTCAGACCTGATGCGAAAGAACAATGTTTACTCGCATATCCAAGATTTGACCCACGGAAACAGAAAAAAGACAGATAGAGTGATTTGGGCATTGCAAGGAAGGTTTGAACATGGCAGAATCGTGCTTAATTCCGAAGAGAATTGGGATGACTTCATTGACCAACTTCTGATGTTTCCTGCAACTGGTGTCCATGATGACCTACCAGATGCATTATCATACATGGATCAGCTTGCCGTTACATCTTACTTTGAACAAGAAGAAGATGATGAGTGGCAACCGATTGACATAATTTCGGGGGTGTAATGGAATTCCAAGAACCAACAGACAGCGATAAAGAATTAGTTAGCTTTGTAGTTAACCATTGTGATCGCTGGAGAAACTATCGTGATACTAACTATTTAACTGATTGGTTAGAGTACGAGCGTATCTTTCGTGGTGAGTGGGATGCCCAAGACAAGACTCGAGATTCTGAGCGTTCACGCATCGTAACGCCTGGTACTACCCAAGCCGTTGAGACTCGCCATGCCGAGATCATGGAAGCTATCTTTGGTCAAGGTGAGTTCTTTGACATTCAAGACGATATTCGTGATGTTAACAACAATCCTCTCGATGTAGCCATGATTAAGGCTCAACTGGTTGAGGACTTCAAAGTAGACAAGATTCGCAAATCCATTGACCAGATTGAGTTGATGGCTGAAATCTATGGAACTGGTATCGGTGAGATTGTTGTCAAGACAGAGAAAGTCTATGTTCCATCTACCCAAGCAATACCTGGTCAACCTGGTCAAGCCGCTATTGGTGTACTAGAAAAAGACCGCATTGCAGTCAAGATTGTTCCTGTTAACCCTAAGAACTTCTTGTTTGACCCTAATGGAACTTCTATTGAAGACTGTATGGGTGTGGCAGTAGAAAAGTATGTTTCTATTCACAAAGTCGTTAAGGGTCAGGAAGATGGCATCTATCGCAAGGTAGAGATTGGTACTGATTCAATGGATACTGACCTTGAGCCTACTCAAGAGATTACCCAGTATGAAGATGACAAGGTTAAGTTGTTAACCTACTATGGTCTAGTTCCTCGTGAATACATTGAGAAACTGGAAGAAGGCAAAGAAGTAGAAGA